TCTTTGGTGTAATCGCACCAGTTGTATTCTTCGATACAAAACTAGGATATTGTTGTGCAACTTCTTTGACCACTTTATCATATTGTCTTTGTTGAGTTGCGATTAGTTCATTATATATAGTTCGTTTAGATTTAGTCTTTAATGATTTGGTCTTTCTCTTTCGACCAGTCATATCATATCGTAAACTACCTACTAAATTTATCGTTCCCATGTATATAATTATAATATATGTATGTCATTCTTTCAACCACTTTTTTTAAGGAAGATAGTTAATCCATCCTGTGATTGCATACTTAGTATCTTGCAATGGTGGGTTACCTCTATGCACATGAGTAAACCCAGCTGGCCAACATACAAATCTTCCTTTCACTGGCGATACTCTTACACCTTGATATAAGAATTCTGTTTCACCACCATCTTCTACATCATTTAGATACACCATGTATGCAAGTATACTTGTTCTATCATATGCACTTGAACCACCTTCGAAATGCCAGTTATGATATCCTTCACTTGGTCTTGTCTTTTGCATTTTCATTTGTGCATTATAAAGACCACTATAAACACCTGAGTCAATTACAGGATATCTTATTTGCCATGATTCTATCACATCATTGTGAATCCAATCACCTATATCTCTGATTGCACCATTAGTCATTGTGTCCATCTCTGTAATGAATATTGATGTATCTGACCTCTGTGCGATATGAGCGCCATAGTCTCTTCGTGTATGAGTTAGACCATGTTCTTCATGTTCATCAAATATACGGATACATTCATCACATACATCATCACCAATAATACCATCTAGTATTCTTATATGTTCACCAGTCGAATCATCCCATGGTAATTCTACTCTGTTCTTTACTGTTTCTCTATTATCTGCCATTATTCTTCTCTCTCGTGTTCATCTCTACCGAACCATATCAGTAGAACAAATCGTTGACCCTCATATATCGGTTCAACCCCATGCCACATTTTTGTAGAATTGTTAAAGAATGTAATTGTTCCTATATCTTTTGCAACTAGATTACCTTGCACATTGAGTTGACCGCCTTTGTAGTCATCATTGAGTTGCATGATACATGTTCCAAAGTCTGTATCTTCTGCAACATCTCTATGAAAAGGGAAGAATGAATCTTCTTTGTAGTGAACAATTTGCATGTATGTAATTCTTCTAAAGTCAGGATGGTCTGGTATCAAATGACCCATGACTTCTAATACTGCATTGTATTCTTTTGAACCATCGGCGATAGTCGCATGGTCTTTGTTATGGTCTGCCTCATATTTGTATGATAAGTTTCTTTCTGTTATCTCATCTGGTGGTGTCACCTCTGAGTTTGCATAATCACATTCAGTAAACGGTAAGTTTAGAAATTGTTCTATGATATGGTCACAACCCGCTGGTGTAATTATGTGTGGTATTATCGTAATGAAATCACTGTTGCGTTCTATTTCAAACTCTTCGCCTGAATATTTGTCTACAACAACTTCTGATTCTGTTTGTTCTTCTGCACCATCCATCTTTGATTGTGCATATGTTCCTAAATTAATAACCATTGTCATCTCCTTTTGGGTGATAGAAAGTCACTTGCGTGAATCTCCAGTTTTCTAAGTATCTATGATAGTCTTCTATATATGCACCATGCATACAATTACCAGGAAATATCACACATCGATTGAACTTCGCAGGTATAACTTTTCTTATGTTGAATCTCTCTTCTACAGGATATAATAATGCCATGTTCTCATCGTTAGTAATCCATTCACCATCATATATTGCAGTTCCACCATCTTCTTGTTTATCAAGATAGACTAACATGTTGAGTGTAGACAAATGGTCTGGCGTATTCAATGCACTATCAATGTGAGGATAGTGTTGCATCTTCTTATCAAATACTTCTGCTGTCTTGAAACAGTTGAACTCATATAGGCGTGACCAATCATAATGACCTTTGAAGAAATATCGTCTGCATAAATCTAATAATCTCTGTTGAGAGTTTTCATATAATCTAGTTGGGTGACCAACCTTGTCTACAATTCTACAGTCGAAGTAATCTATACCATTGCGTGTGTTAGATTCAGGATTATATTTCCATAATGGGTATTGTCTGTTGATTAAGAACTCGTGTAAGTCTTCTGCATTTTCATAGAAGTCATCTATCACAATTGAGAAACCATCGAATGTATGATTATCAAATGAACCTCTCATTTTGTATAGTTCATCGTAATCTACTATTCTGTTGATGTCATCTATGTGGTTCATGTCAAAACTCCATAATCAAATTGGTCGCCATGATGATATGATTCTAAATCTTCGGCGTGTTGTAAGTTAAAGGATATACTTATGCGTTCATAAGATTCATTTTCTCGTGGGTGACCCTTTGGTACGCTATGCATTAGATACGATGGCCACAATAAAAAGTCACCATCTTGTGGGTGAAAGTTGAATGATGTATGTTGTCGACCAGTAAATTCATATTGTGAGTCTTCTGGTCTCATCTCATCATCATTACCTGACTGACTATGTAATGCAGGCATATTAGGATTCCAGAACTTGATTGGTTCTGATGAGTCTTGCGTTGAGACATAGTATGTGCCTGATAGTCTAGACTTAACATGATTATGACATTCATGGTCATGTGGTTCATTGTATACATTCACCCATGCAAAGAAATGTATATCGTGTCTATTGACATCTGTAAAATCTAAATTGTATTGACTTCTACAAAACTCAACATAGGTATCTTTCATCTGATTTGCAAAGTCATTATACCAAGGTTGTTGGTGTGTCTGTTCTCTTGCATCAGGATAAAAGTATGTGGTGTATTCTGTTAGTGGGTCACCTTTCGGTAATGTGTCTATTATATTTCTACAGTGGTGTGCAACCTCTGTATGATTTAGATTTACTTTTCCTTGAAATATAGTTGTAGGGAAGACATTGACATAATCTCCTCTACAAGGTGAATAAGTATTGTTAATTCTGTTCGTCTGTATTGGTTTCATTCACGGTCACATTACGATAATATATTACAACTTCTCCCAATTGTTTGATGTATCTCTTTAACTCTTGCATATCTTCTGCCATGACTTTGTAGTCACCGATAGTAGTTGCAACAAATAGTATCTCACCATCATTTACTCTTCTCATTTCATCCATAAATTGGTCATAGTATGTATAACCTACTGGCCAGTCTGGATTCTCTCTTTCATCTAACTCACATGTCTTTGGTCTTTTGAATTGTTCTACACCCTCATCGTTGAACTTCTTAGGTTCATATGGTATAGTTCTTCTACATGGATTTACTATCTTCGCCTCTGATACTACAAACCATTTCGGTGCTGTTAGTTGCACTGGTCTAGGCAAATCAGGTTGAAGTATTTCAATCTCTAATGGTTTAGATTCTATCTGTATCTTTTTTGTTGGTAATAACGAACAACTAGTCGTTAGTATCAGGATTGGTAAGATTATATAATTCTTTAGTGTCATCCTCTATGCCCTCCATTACTAGTTCACTTGCATTGTTCATTCTTAGTTCTATCATACCAGGTTTCTTTAGTGCAAGTAAATCTAAATTGTGTCTTGAAAATATTTCTAGGTATTCTGCCTTCTCTGATTCAATTTCTGCATTTCGTCTAGTCATTTGCAAAAGAGATTTACCTTGTTTTTCAAAGTTATCTCGCAAGGCGGTCATCGCCTGTGTCTGTTCTTCTAATGCAGTTTCTAATTTTATATTGTTCTCTTTGAGTGTCTCATTCTGATTATACAAATAGAATGTGAGTAAACCCAAGGTCACCAATAGACCCATTGTAAATTGATTCATATTTTCTCCCTAAAAGATTACTATAATAAGACTAACGATTATGAATGCCCCAAATATAACTTCTTCTTCGTCAAATCTCTTCGGTGCCATCCCAATCCTCTACTATAAAGTTCAGACCACCTGAACTTCTGTATTCTACTACCTTGTTATTTTCATCTCTGAACTTTAAATGTTTCTCTTTCTGAACTAATAGTTTCTTGGCGACAAAGACTCTATCATCTGCATCACCATAAACACTGTTAAAAGATACAGTCACTTTATATCTAGTAGTAAACTTGGACTTTATCCAGTAGTAGATATACTTAACCCATTTTTTTAACTTGTTCATAGTTATATTTAGTTGTTATTTCTGAGGTCTTTTAGAATGTTGATAGTATTCTTTGCACTAGTGTGAACTATGCCGATACCACCTGCCTCTTCCCATGCATCGATGTTCTTTTGTCTATCATCGATTAGAACAGAACCCTCATAGGCGTATGCCGCCTTTTGTGTCCCTGTAAATGTGCAAGTCACTGGCACAGTAGGGTCAACATGTCTCTTAATCCATTCGTTCTTATCAAACACAACCAACTCTCTGTTGACTTCACCAGCGGCAGTCAATATCTCCCATGGTGTTTCACAATGTCTGACATATGCAAGTAAGTCATACATGTCAACCATAGGTGGCAAGTTTGCGAATAGTCTTTTGTTAGTAAGTTCTTCTTTTCTTATATCGTATGTAGTGTGACCTGCATCATCATTAGTAAGTGGTTCACCCAAATACTGAGGCATTTCTACACCCCTCAAAAAGTCGGCGAGAACACCGTCCATGTCTAAAAATATTCTTTTTATTTTTCCTTTCATCATGTAAGTATTATAGTCTTTTTTGATGGTCATTGTCAAGGGTGGTTTCTAGTAAATACGCCTCATTTTCATCTAAAGGTTCACCATTTAGAACCTGTCTAGCATGCACCATTTCGTGTGCAAGTGTGATATATCTTTCTTGATTGAGTTTGACATATATGTTGATATATGTGCGTTTGCCTAATATTCTTGGGTGTTCTATGATACCCATTTGACTAAAAGATGGCGGTAATCTCTTTATCTCGATGACTGCATTGTGGTGGTCGATACCCAATGTTTTAGAATAGTCGACTGCCTTCTCTAACAGTAATGTGTTTTTACAGTAAATCTCCATCTTCAAGTTCTTCATTATATACTTCTAAATCTTCTTCGCCACACATAGGACAACATACTGGTCGTAAATCCTCGTGTTCTTCTCGCACCTCTGTGATATCAATAGTCATATCAAGGTCGCAATCGGCACAATAGATGTGATGTCTAATCATCTTTTTCCTCGTCTAGTTTCTTCTCTCCTATGACTTCATCATAGAAGTTCTCAAATGACTTTGATTTACCATTTATTGTTGCATATGGTAATTCTCTGTCTTCTGGTGGATTCATAAAGTCTTCGCCCTTTGTATATACTCTGACTTCATGTTCATCATGGTCTATGGTTCTAATGACATGTTTCCACCTCATATCTATAACATCTTGTTCGTTAGGATGGTTCAGATATAAGATGTAAGAGTTCATACTTTTCTATAACCCTTAGACCATTCTTCTAGTTCAGTGTAACCACCTATGTTTTCACCATGAACTCTGATTTGTGGAAATGTTCTTGCACCAGGAAACTTGTCTAACATTTCTTCTCTGCCAAAATCTGTTCCTAATGATTGATATGTGTATTCATACCCTTTCATTTCACATAATTGTTTTGCCCTATCACAAAAAGGACATTGTGGTTTTCCGTATATCTCTATCATTCTGGTAACCCCGCTTCTATAAATTCGCCAATAGTATCTATATCACTATCTGATAATAGACCTGCCTGAGCCCACATAGTTGAACTCATATTGCCGACTGTTTCTCTATTTTGATAGGCGTATAACCTATCGACTATGTATTCTTTACTTTGACCTGCAAGTGCAGGAAATACTCCCATACCCTCGCCTTTCTGACCATGACAAGCGGCACAACCACCCCATAGACCACGAATAGAACTGAATTCGTCAAGACTTGCAAGTGCTTGTTTCTCTCTTAATTGTTCTACAACAGTTCCGTTTTCTTCGACATATTTGACATAACATTCACCTGTGCATGAACTGTTTCTTGGGTAACCTTTGTATTCTAAGTTGTTATATGTATGACTTAAAAGACCATACATGAACCCACATATGCCTATTACTAAATAAAATGCATTTTCTCTCATAGTTTTATTGCCAATAGTAAGAAAATCGCCATCAATGTGATGTTTGCAAAGAACATCAATAAACCTAGTATCGTATGATACCAAATCCATCTTGTCTTGTATGCGTTCTCTATTGTTAATTCATCGGGGTCAGGCGAACCATCTGTATTTCTTGCAACTTTTTTAGATAGTTCTTCCTCTTCTCTACTTCCCCATAGTATTTGCCACCATTTGTTCATAATTTGAAATCCTGAAATGTATCGTCACTGACATCTTGTTTAATCCCACCAATGACATAAGATTCAATCTCTGTCTCTTGTGGGGCGTTCTGTAATCCTCTACTATTCAACCAGTGACGAGTCCATGGTAAAGGATTGTTAGCAGATGATACATCGTATATTGGGTTGAGACCAATCATTCTTAATCTCTTGTTTGCAATATACTCGACATACTTATTCAATAGTGGTACCGATAAACCTATCATACTACCATCTTTGAATAGAAACTCTGCCCATTCTTTTTCTTGTGCAACTGCATCTTCATACATCTCGTAAACTTCTTGTTCACAATCTTTCATGACTTTATTCATTATCTTATCATTCTCATGTTTCTGATAACATTTAAGTATGTGTTGTGATGTTGCAAGGTGTTGTGCCTCATCTCTGGCGATGAATGATATTATCTTCGCACTTCCTTCCATCAGTTTAAGTTCACCAAATGCAAAACTACATGCAAATGATACGAAAAATCTTATGCCCTCTAGTATGTTGACTGATACAAGTGCAAGATATAATGCCTTGTATAGTTCATACTCATCTACTTTCAACCCTAAGAGTTGTCTACGACCTAATTCTATGAAATGGTCATACTTTTCTGTGACCATAACTGCCCTCTTAATGATTGCATCTTCGTCTAAAATAGTGTCAAATACATCGGCAGGGTTTGGGTATATGTTCTTGATGATATGTGTATAACTTCTACTATGAATAGTCTCCATGAAGTCCCATGTAATGATACAAGACTCTAGTTCAGGTAAAGTGACGAATGGTAAGAATGCTATGGACGGCGCTCTACCTTGAACTGAGTCTAGTAAAGTTTGATATCTGAGATTAGAAGTAAAGATATGTTTTTGTGCATCATTGAGTGTTGCGTAATCGTTTCTATCTTTTTGTAATGATACTTCTTCTGGTCTCCAGAAATACCCTAATTGTGTTTGTGTAAGTTTGTCAAAGATAGGATATTTGAACTCATCAAATCTTTGCGTGTTTAGTTCTTCACCAAAGAATAACTTGTTCTTTGTGAAATCGATTTTGTTCTTATTAAATACTGTCATTTCTTTTTCTCTACTATATGCCAATCATCATAATTGTTCACCATGTTTTGATACTCTGCCTTATAATATGCAGTATCAAATCTATTGAACTCTTCACTTGTTTGTAAATTTGTCCATCTATTTGCACGACCATCTAGTTCTAATGCATATCTAGGATGTGCTGTCGGAACATCATGGTTTTCGCCTACAATAAACTCATTGATATCTCTCATGAGAGATTGTGCATTGAAGAAGTGAATGAATAGATGATAACTATAATCACCTAGTAAGTAGTCTCGCCAGTGTGGTATGTTTGGTCCTTGATACAACAGGATATCTCCTGGTTCAAGTGATATCGCCTTACACCCATGATTAGTTCTAAGTCTCTGCGGTATGTCCTGTGATTGTTTCTTTACAGTATCGCCATCGACTTTTGCATAATTTCTATCATTCTTTACCCATATCTTCCAAGGTTTGTTGTCATCGGTTTTGTAATCTAGACAAAGTGTTGCACTTACCTCACATGATGGTCTATCAGTGTGAGTTCCTAGATATGCACCTCTTGTATACTTTCTAGTATATGAGTATGTCTCCCTCAAATCCATATCAATATAATCTTTGAGTTTATTATGTATAAAACCGTGAAGTGCAACACCCCATGGTGTGCAATAACCACCCTTAGATTTACCTATTGATGACTGAGGATTCTTAAATGTGATATCTCTGTTCTCTTGTTTTGTGTGATAGTCACCTCTTTCTTCATCAGCACGCCATATATCCATTGCAAATCGAATCATTTCTTTTGGTAAAAAATCTCTCAACACAACATATCTTTCTTTCATGAACTGCCATGTTTCAGGATTAGTTCTGCCTCTTATCTTTGTTGTGTGTTCATGTGATTCATGAACTCTGGCATCCATATAATATTCTATTGTCTTTGCATCAAATGGCACAGGCATCGCAATCTTCCTCATCATTATCAAATGGGTCTTGTTCTAATGGTTCTTGAATTACATCTTCTACTTTACCATCCATAGTGTTCTGATAGTATGATGTCTTCCAACCATATTTGTATGTATTCAGTAAGTCTTTCGCCATAACTGATACAGGCACTTCATTATTATCATAGTTCTCGGGATTGTATGACCAGTTACCACTGATACCCTGGTCGAAAAACTTCTGCATTACTGCAACTATGTTGATATAACCTGTATTGTCTGGCATATCCCATAACAAAGTGTATGCACTTTTAAGGTGTGAGTATTGTGGCACTATTTGTTTGAGTGTTCCTTTCTTACTCTTCTTGACTGACAAGTAATCTCTAGGTGGTTCAATACCATTAGTTGCATTTGATGATACACTAGATGATTCACTTGGCATTTGTGCAGTAAGTGTTGAATGTCTCAAACCATTTGTCATTATCTCTGCCCTTAGTTTCTCCCAATCCATAGTATATTTTGGTTTTACAATATCATCTACATCTTTCTTATATGTATCTATCGGTAGAATACCTTTTGAATACTTTGTTCTATCGAAATAATCACATGCACCTTTTTCTATTGCAATTTGATTACTTGATTTGAGTAGATAGTATTGAAACTTCTCAGTCAACTCGTGGACGAGATTCCAGGCGTTCTGGTCACTATATTTGACTCTATTTTTCGCCAGATAGTGTGCAAGACCAATATACCCTATACCTAAACTTCTTCTTGCACGAGTAGACATCTCAGCGGCAGCGACAGGATATTCTTGATAGTCAATCAACTCTTCTAAACCCCTCACTGCAAGGTCGCAAATCTCTTCTAGTTCTTCATCTTTGACTACACCCACATTCACCGCACTCAATATACATAGTGCAATCTCACCCTCATGGTCATCAATATGTTGTATTGGGTCTGTAGGTAATGTAATCTCTTGACATAGATTACTCATGTTCACCTTATCTAAGAATGAACTATGAGTATTACTATGGTCTATATTCATGATATAGATTCTGCCAGTCTCCGCTCTTTCTTTGAGTAAATCTGTAATTAACTCTCTGGCACTTATTTTCTTTTTAGGAACTGAATATGCGTTCTCATACTTTTCATACATCTCATCAAATGTATCGGTACCAAATGCCTCGTATAAACCAGGCACATCATGAGGACTGAATAAAGTTATCTCTTCGTTGTTTAAGAATCTCTTGTAGAATAATTCTGATAACTGAATACTATAATCTAGTTTTCTAACTCTGTTGTCTTCTGTTCCTTTGTTGTTCTTTAGAACAATAATATCTTCGATTTCTTGGTGCCAGATAGGAAAATGAACTGTTGCACTACCCCCTCTTACACCATTCTGAGTGCAACATCTGACCGTTGACTCGAACTTTTTCAAGAATGGTATAACACCTGTGTGTTGCACTTCGCCACCTCTTATCTTTGCACCAAGACCTCTAACTCTTCCTGCGTTGATACCAATACCTGCCCTTTGGGCGACATATCGACCAATCGCCATGTCACTAGAGAATAGTGAATCTAATGTATCATCACTATCAACTAGAACACATGATGCAAATTGTTTCAGTGGTGTTCTTACACCTGCCATGATAGGCGTAGGTATGTTTATCTTAAACTGAGATGTTGCATCATAATATTTTTTGATATATGTAAGTCTGTTATCTTTGTCATAGTTTCTAAACAATGTCATTGCAATTAACATATACATGAATTGTGGTGTCTCAAACAATGTGCCTGTTGACCTATCTTGAATCAGATACTTATCTACTACTTGTTGTAGACCTGCATATGTAAATTCATAATCTCTACTATGTCTTAGATATGAGTTTAGTTTTGTATACTCTTCTTCTGTATAATCACTGAGTAAATCATTTGTATATAAACCTGCGTTCACATTTCTTTCTACGATATCTCTGAGTGGTGGATATATCTCTGCATCTTTCCACTTTGTATTGAATACTTGTTTCTGAACTGCAAACAATAATAATCTGGCCGCCACGAACTGATAGTTTGGTGATTCTAAACTGATAAGGTCACTTGCACTTTTGACAAGTATCTTTTGTATTTCTTGCGTTGTAATGCCATCATAAAACTGTAGACCACTATTCATTTCTACTAATGATTCTGATACACCTGTAATGTTTCTACAGGACTTCTCAACCATTTTATGTATCTTATCTAAATCAATATTTACTTTTGAACCATCTGACTTAATAACTTTTATTTCTGAATTCATATCTTCTTATACTCCACCAATTGTAATTTTGCTGAGAGACCTTTAACTGTATTACGATTGATGATTTCAACAACCTCACTCTCACTCAAACCACTCATTATCATATCATTAATATCTTTACACTCTGTTATTCGTTTATCATTCCAAATACACACACGATACCCTAGGTCTATGACCTCTTCTATCTTCTTGATTATCTCTTTGTTGCGTGGTTCATTGTCAAATACAAGTATTGCGTTGTCTTTTATATCTTCTGGTATCTTCTTAAAATCACTTCCTGCAACTGCGATACTATTCGGAAGGAATAGACTGTCTATGGGTCCCTCTGTCACATAGATTGTCTTTGTTCTGTCCACTTTATTAAGATTAAAGATGAGTGGAAAGTCATCTCGAAATCTGAGTGTAAGATATCTGAGTGGTGAATCGTTGATTGCACGACCAGATACCCCAACCAGTTTCCCATCCTCATCATAGAATGGTAATACTATTCTAGGGTCTTTACCTAGAACTCTGTCCTTATACTTATTAGATAATAAGTTAAGAGTTTGTGCCTGTGGTACGAACCACAAGTCTTTCATTGCGAACTCAGGCACTTTTCTATCTAACAGATATTGGCGTGCCTCATGATTCTCGACTACAGGAAATGAAATCGCTTCAAGCATGTTCTTTTTCTCCTTAGTCTCATTTTTATTTAGAATATCTGTTCGTGGAGTGAACTTAAATTTATCACTCGAAGGCATTTTTCTTTTGGGTTTATGCCCTTGTTCTGCGAGAAACTCTTTTAAGTATTCTCTATGAACTGTAGGAAAGTTTTCTTTTATAAAGTTTACACTTGATGTAGTCTTACCACAGTTATGACATTTATAGATGAACGATTGTTCTTTAACAAAATGATAACCTCTGGACTTATATAGGTTCTTTTGAGAGTCACCGCAATAGGGACAGCGATGATTCAATGTGTTTTCATTGACCCATTTTGACCTGTCGAGATTCGCCATAACCATCGACAAATATTTTCGCTCTAACCATAACATTACTATTCATTATACAGTAATGTGGTCTGTTTGTCTACTTGGTTTTGTCTACTTTAGGAAGTTTATTTTTAGGCACTTGAATGACATATCTGTTCTCAACAACCTTTGGTTTATCTTGTTCGACTCTTCTCGCAATCAGACCAGTTGTTGACACCAATAATAACACCGCAAGTGGGTCAAACACAAAGATGAGTGCGTAAATCACCCACCTAACAGCGTTGTCAAGATACTTGACACTTTCCTCTTGACCATAAATTACCTCTGCAACATACTTGATTGGGCCAATCTCCGCTTCTTGTTCTAACTGCAATCTTTGTAATGGTAATTTATCTTCATTCAATTCTACTATATCACCTATGATTATGTCAATATCATTTGCGATTTCATCTCTCTCATCTTTCTGTCTTCTATCAATATAGTTTCTGTCTTGTGGTCTTGCAGTGTCTAGAATGTTATCTAAACCTGCAACTCTATCTTCTAGTCTCTGTAATTGTCCTTCTTTTGATTCTATTCTCTTATCGATGATAGACATCTCTAGTGAGTATGAATCACCTACAAGTGTTGTCTCTATGTTTGCCTTTGATAGATACCCAAATATACCTAATGATGTAATTAACATCAAGACACCAACTGAGGTGACTAGATAGTATTTCATGTAGTTTAGTTTGTCCCACGCAATATGTAAAAAGGCGGCAGTCACTAACTTACCAAACTCTAATGCACTCATCATGACAATAGTTCCAATATAAGCACCTGCAAATATAGTTGCCATACCTAAGATTGAAAAGTAAGCGGCGATACCTGCAATACCTATAGAGGTAAATAGGGCTAGCCAGTTTAAAAATTTTAACATATTAATAGTCGTATCTTTTGAGAATTCGTGTATAGAGTTTCTCAGCCTCTTTTTTGTTCTTGTCTTTATATCTATTTCTACTTCTGACAAGTGGCGTATCTGTTGATACAGCGGCGCCTGTTGCGTTCACTGGTGCATCTTCATCTATGACATTGTTATGGGCATCCCAATCTAGAATGTATTCCATCATGTCATCTGCAACTTTATAACCTGCGGTCTTATCACTAGGATAGTGTATACCTGCGTTGACTCTTCCTTCACCCGATTTGTCTGCCATTTCAAATAATTTATCTTGATGTGCAGGATATATTTTACTATAGTAGTTTGCAATTACTTTTGCCTGTAGTGCATGATTACTAGGATACGCAGGTGAATGTGCTGTCTCAGTATCTAAGAACTTTATAGGCATACCAAGTTTCTCTGCGACAACATATGGTCTTGGTCTCATGTATTTGTTTTTAAAATGTCTGCCTACATTTCTTGCACTTTTCTTTAATAGTTCCATAAAGTTCTCGTTGAACTCTAAGTCATTGTCTTCCATGTATTCTTTGATATAGTATGATGTGTCTTCATCTGTATCAATATACTCTTTCTTCTTGGCGTCAGATAAGTTTTTAATTTGTTTACTCATCTGTTCTAATTCTGCCTTTGTCTCTTTTGATGTGTTTGCAGGCGGGTCTTTCATCTCTAGTTTATCTAGACATTTGATATCAAAATATTTACCTAGTTCTTTCTTCTTAACATTTTTTGCATCGAATTGTGATTTAAGACTATCTAACTTCTGAACTGACTCAATAAACATCTCATTCTGAATACCAAGTTTCTTGTCAACTGCCTTTGTGCCTTTCTCTATTGATTGACCCATTGACTCTGCCCATTTGACCATTCTCTCTTTCATGACTTTGCCTGCCTTAGTCTCACCTGCACTCTGTAATCCTGAGTATGTCAATGCAAGTGCAAGACCTGTAGCACCACCCATCCAGATAGGAAGACCGCCTGTTGCCATACCTACAGATAGTAAACCCATACCTTTTATACCATCAGGTGTGGCGATTAGTTCTCTGAAACCTGCCTCTCCTGCAAATGCTTGTGGTATTATCGTAAGGTCAAAATCAGATTCAATATCACCTGAGAATGACATTCTTAACCACTGACCAATTGCAAGTCCTGATACTGCAACTGCACTCAGTTTTGATAGTGCTGGGTTTGACTGCATAAACTCATCAGTCTTTATGATACCTCTTTCTAATTTCTGAAATGATTTTGTATCATGAATAGCGGCGCCACCAACTGTAAGAGTTTTACCTACAGTTCTAAGTGTGCCCATGACAATTCTTGATGATGCGGATATAGAACCACCAATTGCCTTAACTGTATTGTATACTGATGGTTGTTTAAATGCAATTTGTATTGTTTCTAAATCGGCGCCAACTGCATCTACAACACTTTGAACATGTTGTTTTAAGTCTTTGACTGTATCTGGTAATGTCTCATCTACTTCTGGTTCTTGTTCTGCCTCTGCACCATCACCAACACCATCTGCATAATCATCTGCCTCTTTGTCTTCTGGTTCTGGTTCGTCTGATTGTGATTTGTCGGCGATTGCCTTTTTGAGTTGTTTTGTTTTCTCTGAATCAGGATGTGCCTTGATGTATGCCTGTTGTTTCTCTGGCGACATATCAAAGAACCATGCATCTTTCTTTTTAGTTTCTTCGATTAGTAATTCTTCGAATACTAAATCTACAGTGTCACACCATTTTCTATAGTCTTCATCTATGTGATATAATACTTCTTCAATATACATCTTCGGCAGTGAATAGAACTTTGTCTTCGCCTATTCTTCCTTCGTAAATGAGAACACCATAACCTATGCAAGATTCTTTTACATCTGTTATCTTTGTCTTCTCTGGATAAATTTTGATTTCGCCATTGTCTTCAAAGTTTTGTTTAAGTTGTCTTCTTAGATGATAGTCACCACCCTCCATTCTTAAAGTGCAAAGTTTACCAACTTCTGTTGCCTCTTCTAACATCTCAGGTTCAAATACATCTTCTTCTTTGAGTAGTCTATAGAAGTCTTCATACAATTGGTCTGTTTGTTCTGAGTCTAGATTTGTTTCTTCTTTGAGTAATGCAAGTGCAACGGCGTATGAGGCAAATGCAGTCTTACCAAATGGCACCATTCTAATTAGTTTCTTTAGATTGAATACTAATCTATGTAATGGTGTAAGTGAATTCTTCTCTTCTTTTGTTTTAGGGTTGTTCTCTATGAATGAACCTTTGACATCTGGATGCGGAAGTTTCTTGATACGATTACCATTTGAGTCTATGAACCCAAACTTATATGCAGGAGTTTTTTTGAAGTCTGTTGTCAACATCTTCAAAATCCTGAATACGATTAAACTGTCTATTACTCTTCCGACCATATATCTATTTATGCAATCTGAATGACTATAGTTCTCTTAGTCTTGTTGCAAGTTTTTCGTCTATAGGATAATCTATCAACCAACCCTCTTCTATGAGATTTAGATACAATAACATTGTCTTGATTGATGACCAGTGTTGTTCATCTTTGATTTTGAATTCTAACATTCTCATGCATGGTTTATAACCAAATACATTGAAAAGACATATGATATGGTTTAACATGAGGCGTTCTCTCATTTCACCATTTTCGTGATAACGATGTAGTAATCGTTTTAGATATCTAAACCTACGCAAGTCTTCATTAAAGTCCTCAATGTCTTCACATTGGGGGTCATCGTAATGTTTTTGTGCAAATGCGTTAAAGTTTTTTGCTGTGATTTTGTCAAATAGACCCATAATATAAATTGTAGTTGTTAAATTGTCTACTAATATATAGTAGACAATTAACAGAGGTTCTTATACTAAAGAACCGTATACTTTGAACGAACCTGATTCTAGTTGTTCGTATTTGACTTTTAGAGAAACGATTTTCTCTTCTTTGTCTAATTGGTCAATAGGTGTGTCAACTGATTTACCAATTGTTTCGCCTCGAAGTGAAAACTCTAAGTTCATTTCTCCTGAACCTGAGAACTCTTCTTCTTGAACTTCACCATGACCTTCAACTGAGTTTTTCTTATGAAGACCTAACATAGATAGTTTTGATTCCATTTGTGCGATAGCAGCCTTAGGGTTCATGAACTCAGAAACAGCAGTATGTCCTAATATTGCGTTTACTTTGTTCTTAACTTCTAAGTCATCTATATCATAAGGAACTTTAGATGAAGATAAACCTGCACCTTGAAACCCTGGCATGCCATGGTCTTCGTGTAAATATTCTTTAAATGTTTTCATAATTCTATCCTGTTATTGCGACACCAACACCTAATACTTCTGCGTTGGCGGCGAAGATTTCATCAGAAGGTTCTTTTTCAACAACCTCTGATGAATTTGCCTTCAATGTGAAAGTCCCAATTAAACTATTAGAGCTATTCTCTATTGAAACAAGTCTATCTGTTCCACCAGAGTTCACTAGTCTTACAGCAGTTGAACTGCCAAAGTTTGAACCATTTGTTGTGGATGTTCCACAAGCTGCTTCTGAACCTAATACTTTAATTCTCATAATCTTTCCCTATTAAGCGGCGACTGTTATTGTGCCGGCTGCTGTTCCAATTGCACCACTATTTGTGATAGTTGCGTTACCACCACCAGCAGTGTCAACAATAGTTCCACCATTTAGTGAAATTGCGTTTGCACCAATACTTAGTTCGTCACCTGCTGATGTAGCTGCATTACCAGCTGCAATTGCAAGATTGAATACTAATTCGTTGGTTGTTGAGCCACTTGCATATGATAATGTGTGGTTTGCTCTTTGGTCATTAACAACAGTTAATTGTGGTGTTCCTGCTACAGTCACATTCTCGTTAAAGAATACTTTAACTGATAGTGTTCCACCATCTGATTTATCGAATGCTGTAGAAACAAAGTCTATCTCAACGATGTCTGCCTGTCCGATACCAACAGCAAGGTCAGCACCAGTAGCAACTAAGATTTCTTCAAGATTTCTTGAACCAACTGTTTTCTTTAAAACCCAACCTTCAGGTTTTGCGATACAGTTCTTAGCGTCAGCAGTAGATAAGTATTTTGGTTTTGACTCATCTGAGTCTGATACTCCCCATAATGCCATTTTATTTTCCTCTCTTATTTAGCATATTTCAATACTGTTTTGAAAACCTTATCGAAATTTGTTTTATCTTTTTGTAATAACTGTAAGTATTTAGTTCGAACAGGCGCTCTAATTGACATTAAAGCGTCATGAACTTTGACTGCATCGTCTCTTTTTACCTTGATTTTCTTCATATCGTCTGTTCTGACTTCACCATCTTTAGTGATATCTTTAAACTTACGAAGTTGCATCAACATAGAGGCGTCTGGTCTGTTCTGAACACCCTTTGCCTTAGATTGCATTGCATCTAAAGCTCTTTGGTATACTTCATCCTCTTCGGCTTCTGAATACTTACCCTTTGCCATTGTAGATATTTTATCTAGTTTGGCTTTCAAGTCTTTCTCGTTCTTTGCCTGTGCAACTGCACGAGCGACTTTCTTATTGCCTGCATCTGACATCATGCCAAAATCAGCAATTTTCTCCATAATCTTGTTGACTTCGCCTGCCTTTTTCTTGACATAACCAAGTTTCAACAATTTCTTTTTGAAACTTTTTCTTCTTGCATCAGTAGTGAGAATCTTCTCAATCTGTGCGTTTGTTAATTCTTTTGCCATTACTTATTTGGCATTCTTGCATGTTTCTTGGCAAGTGCCTCTTTTTCTCTTCTATGTGTATCTGATAGTCTCTGTTTCTCTCTTGCCTTTTGAACAGCGTCTTCATACATTTGTGCATATTCGTCCATGACATTTAGTTTATCATATGACATTGATTCAAATGCACCTGCTCTTCCTTTGATTTTAGACTTTCTTCTTAATGCTTTCATTTGAATATTTCTTAGCATTTGACCGTGTTTGCCCTCAGTAAATGTTTCTTGTTTTTTGTCTGAAACTTCTTCAAAGAAAGTCCCACCATCAACTGCCTTCATAAGGTCATATTCATATGCCATTTCGTTTGTTGCTCTTCCTGTTTTGATGTGGGTCACTGCATATGAAAGTTCTTCTCTTGTCATAGTGTCATGAGCGCCGAGTCTCTCTAATCTTCCAAATCGTTCATACATTTTTGCAAATAGAGCATCTTTGTCATCGAATCCTTTTTCCTTTTGTTCAGGAGTTGCCTTTAATTTTTTGAAACTTCTGAGAGTTCTATTCATTTCTGCATTTGCTTTTGCATTTTCTCTCATACTATCGCCGATAAATGCAAAGTAGTAATCTTTGTCATAGATAGGATATGATAAGACAATATATGCACTTGGAAACATACTATTGTTATAATACATTCCACCTGCTTTCTCGTTTTTCATTATCCATTCTTCTTCTTTTTTATCTATGGCAAGTTTTTTTGCATAAACATCAAGAGGCATTTCTTTTGACATTTTTGCTTCTGAAAGAACTGACTCATTTGCCATAGTGACATCTGACATACCACCACCGTCTAACATATTCTTCTTGATTGACTTGTCGAATATGTAATCAACAACTGCGGTGAAACCTCTCATGTCTGTATCTGATACTGCAAACCCACCTGAAATCTTTTCTAGTTTTGCACCAACTTTCTTAGTGACTACTTTCAGATGTTTCTCTAAACTCTTGTCTTTTACTTTTGTGAATTTAAGAACTTTGCCTTCTACAAGTTCGCAATGTTCAGCATTTTGCATATCTCTGTATGCATCAAAAGAGTTCATGATTGGTCTGCCTTTTGAATCTTTCTGTCTACTTGCAGCTCTATCACTCATCATCTTCATGGTGTTAAGTTCACCAATCAATGATAATACTTTCTGTTGTGCCTTTAGTATTGCCTCGTATGTAGGATTAAACCCTGTGCTTTTGAGTGTCTTGTCACCTGTCTTTGCGATTTGTTGATAACCTTTCTTGACTTTTTCCATGTCTTTAGAAAGTTTCTTCGCCATGTTTATTTCTTTATCGGTAACTTCGTTTATTGATTCACCCATTTTCAATATGTCACTAATACTTGCCTGTGGTTGTTGACCAGGTTTTGTAGGTTTCATAGGGATTTGTTTAGCAACCCTATAGAATTTTTCTATTGATTTTAAACCTTTTGAAATACCACTACGAATATCTGCAAATGCAGGTGCTGAAAGACCAGAACCTCTCATAGTTTTATCTACTTCTTTGAGCATATTCTTTAGTTTCTTTTCTAGAACTTTAACTTTCTTTACATCAGCCTTGTCATATGGTGCTTCACCTAAAACACTTCGAACTTCTTCTTGAATATTCTTTTGTAGTTCTTCGTTGTATGGGAAACCTTTTAGAGGATTCTTACTAAACTCATTTTTCTCTGTGTGAACATAATTTGGTTTCAACATCTTAGCTGCTTTCTTTCTATCATGATATTTTAATACATGTTTTTTACCCTTGTCATCTTTGACAAGATAACCTGTATTTGTTTTTTGAATGATTTTACCAAATTGTTTATTGCCCTTAGAGTCATAAAAATCATGTTCTAGACCAACTCTCGCACTTTTAGATGTCTCTGTGCCCATACCATATTGTGCAAGTTTTCTGTAGTTTTCATCTAATGGAACTTCTTTGTAACCATCTTTTTTAAGTTGTGCAATTTTCTCTTTATCTTTTTTAGATATTGTAGCACGAGAATAACCACCCTTATCTTTAACTAATCTGACATGAGTGTTTTTACTGAAATGAGAAGCTGCCTTTTTAGCCATTTTATCTTGACCCCAAAAAGAACCTTCCATTCTGGCAGAGAAAGCACTTCTAGGTGTGTTTGCCATGTGACCACTTCTAGCTCTAGTAATTGCATCACTTTCACTATTTGCAGTGACTTTTACTTCGCCTCTTGGTCCTTTAACAATGTATCGTCTGAATTCATTAAGGTCTTCTCTGATATCATATTCTACTGATTCATTTGCATACTTCAATGCACTCTGAACTTCTTTTGATTTAAGAATCTTATCACCATAGAACTTTTTGATTTCACTAGATGCGACAGACATTGCACCTTGTAAATCAAGTGCAACTTCTACTGCCTTTTTTATTTGTGGGTCTTTGACTTTATTTCGTCTAAAGTAAGTAGATACTTCACGACCTGTGAGTTTTTGTTTACCATAGGGGCCAAGGGGATTGACCTTACCATCTTTATCTAAAACCTTTTTTGACTCGTGAAACAAGTTCATACTTAACTCCCTGTATCTCTTTCTTTAGGTGGTACTGCCTTGTTTGCATCTGCTCTCGCTTTAGCGGCAGTTGAATCTTTATAGAATTTTGCTTTTGACTTAAACTCATTTCTGAATTTGTATACTTGGTCAACAGCTCTTTCTTCTGCCTCGTCTGAATTTGCAGTTGCCTCATCGTTGTATGCTTTGTTTAGTTTCTTAGCGATTTGTAATAGTGCATTATATCCAACTTTCTCTTTGTTGTCCATACCGCCATCTGAATTACTATCTTTGCCTACTGCCTTTCTGATACCTGAACTATCTTTTCCTGCATCAGGTATTCTGACATTACCAATGATTTCTGAAATCATTTCTACACCAAACTCTTCGATGATAGGCATTAGATGTTCTTTCATCTTCTGCATCTTTCTGATTCTTTCTTTCTTTTTCTGTTCTGCATCTCTAAGTTTTTGATTTGCATCTTTAACAGACTTCTGCATATCTCTTCTGACTTGTTGAATATCTTTCTTCTCAGGTTTGCCAGACATCATGGTTGTTTCTTTAACATCTTTTTCTTTAACGATTTTCTTTTTGCCTTCTTCATCGCCTTTCATGATTGGTTCAACTTCATCTACAGTGTATTGTTTACCTGCACATGTGAAAGTCTTCTCGCCCATTTCTTTTGCTTTTGCAAGAGCACCTGTGAATTTGTTGCCCTCATCTTTCATTGCCTTCTTGATAGCAGCTCTTCTCTTATGAAGATACTCATCTGATGAATCTGTATCGCCATCGTTATCGATATCTGCATCTGCCTTACCGACAGGGTCGAGTTTCTTTTCTTCGATTGTTTCTTCTTTGAGTTCTGGATGTTTATCAAGAACATCGTCTTTTGACATGCCTCTTGATAACATGAACTTCATGATACTTTTTTTGTCACCCATGACATGAGCTTCGTCATCGCCAGGTTTTGGTTTCATAAATCTTACACCTGCCTTTTTGGCAAGAGGCATAAGTTTACTCTCAGACCCACGAACAATCTGCATTGCAACTTTCATTTCTGATAGTTCTAATACAGACTTTGAAGCGTCAAGCATAGATTGTGATAAATCTTTAATTGACATTATAATTCCCCTTTATCGAAGTAGTTAAACATCTTCTGTTTACCTGCCTCATTTAGTCTTAATGATTTCGCAAGTCTGCCAAGCATATTGCGTTCTGTTAGTTTCTCGATGGATTTTTCTACTGATTCGGATTGTTCAGCGAGTTGTGTCTCTACATCTCTGAGTTCAGTTTCAAGTCGGAGTTTTTTCTCTTCGAGAGACTCCACTTTTGTTTCTGACTTCTCTGCCTCTTCCTTAAATTCTTCTTTAAGTAGCGCTTCGATTTCATCCTCTGTAAGTGTGTCCTCGTTTACTGGTTCTACTACAGGTTGTTTGCCATGTGCTCGAACTTGTTCTAGTTTGTCTTTCCAACTTTGATTTTCCATGATATAGTTATTTATATGTTCTCAATCCTTATGATTAAGTCATTTTCCCCTTTTATTACTCTGTGATAAACCATCTTCTGTATAAAGTAATCATGACCTATCATTAATTCTTCTGGCAACTTATCATCAAACTGCAATTGCCAACCTTGTCCACCTAAGATATGAATTTTTCTATGCGTTCTATCTCTATGCCAGACTAATTCTTCTTCTGAAACATCACTACTAAAGGTTCGAACTATGTAGTTTCGACCTGTTCCATGCTGTTCTAATACCTGTTCAGTATATGGTTTCACACAAATATTTAGTTGTTAATTTTTACCAGAAAAATGAACCACCACCACTCAAACCTAATTGTTTTGCGTATCTTGGTAGTCTACAAGACCAATAACCTGGTGTAGTTTTATCGTTTGCAGTATCACAATTATGTCTTGCAACATAAGATGCTCTTGCTTTTGGGTCTTTGAATTTTACACTTAGACCTGATGTATCTCCAAATGTGACTTTCTTTACTTTGTCACCATCTTTGACATACACATAAAACTTCTTAGGCCCACCTGCTTTTGGTTTGCCTATAGGTTTGTCTTCATTCTCTTCGTTTATTTCCATCATAGGACAATCTAAGGGAACTAAATTGCCCTCAAATACATCATATTCACCTAAATCTGTTTCTAGAATCATACCATCTATTTCGGTAAGTCTATATTTTTGTTCTTTTGCGAGTCTTCGTGCCTCGTTAATGATTTCGAAATACATCATTGAACCTAATCTGAAAGGATTGTCTAACAGATTTGTATGGTTTATCTGCATCTCATCGAGTGTTTCTCTTATTGCAAGTTCTTTGAATGTCTTCATTTTTGTGGTATTGCGTTTTTGTCTGCCTTTTCTATAGGTTTCTTTCTTTTCTTATTGAGTTCTTGTTTGATTAAACCCTTTCTGAGTTTCTTAGCAATTCTGGCGATAGCGGCAGTCTTCTTATCTAAAAACTTACTGAGTGCAATCTTTTGACCCATGCCCAAGTCTTTCTCTGATTTACCTCTGAGTCTTTTCTTTTTAAGAACTAATCTTGCCTTCTTCTTTGCTCTTCTGTCAATAGTTTTCTTATCTATCTTAATTTTTTTAGAAGCAATCTTTCTGGCGATTTTCATTTTGTTCTTATTCTTTCTAGCCGCCTTTGCTCTTTTAAGACGAGTCATCATAGAGTCGACTCTTTCGTCTAACTCTGTGCTATCGTCTTCTAAAAATTCACGAAATGTTTTCATTAGTCTTCTAAGTCTACCTTACCGTCCCATTTGCCTGATTCAATTTGTCGTATCATGTCATAACATGCACTTTCGACTGCTTGTAAACCTTTAAATATTTTGTCTGGTCCTTGAGCTGCACGATTGTTATATTGAAACTTCTCGTGGTCTTTGTTAAGTTTTTCAACAGTCTTTAAAATCTTTCTATAACCATTGATTTCTGACTTTCTGTTAAACTCTGAACCTTTTTTCTCAGCAGGACTTTTCTTATGAAAGTCTATTCTCTCGTTCAGTTGATTATATTCTTTAAATGATTTCATTATTTACCACCAACTTGTTTTGCGAGGTCTTGGTCTGCACCACCCCATGTTCCTTTAGACTTTGTAGTAAAACTATTCACTCTTGCCAGACCCCATTGGGTTGGATTAGTTCCTGGTCTATGTCCTGTTCGCCATGCCGCTACACCTCTTTTGAATACTTTCTTTAGTATACCCAATGGCATGCCTGATTTCTCTGCTTTGTTTTTCAAAGCGGCATCAGGATTTGATTCTTCTAATTCAATAGCAGCCAAGTCTTCTTCAATCTCCATAAGATTTTTATCAAACCCAAACTGTTCGTTGTAAGGAAAACCTTTTAGTGGATTATCAAAAGCCATAGAAAAATGTTGTTTCTGTTGTGCATCATTGGCCTTTTTTGCTTCTTTGATGTATTCATCTACACTCTCTTTGTAGTTAGTTTCTAACTCACCTGGTGTCTCTGACTGTAGGTATTTTAGATACTCATCTGTTCCCATTTCATGTGGCATGTTATTTCTCCTTCTTATCTAAATAGGCGGCAATCGCCATTTGTCTAATCTTTTTATCTGACTTACCTTTAAACTGTGGTGCATCAGACTTTCTAAAATCGTCTATGTAATCTCCTGCATCTGCATTTGGTCCTAGTTCTTCATACTTAACTTTGTGCATTTTGTCTTTGATTTGGTCCATTCTCTTATGAATACCCATTAAAGAATCTTTTCTTCCACCTGACTCAGCCTTATCTGCCTGTGTTCTTAAATCGGCAAGTTGTTTCTTCAAGTTCATATACTTACGCACATCATATGATTCTTCTAGTTCTTCATTGTATTGTGCAACAATCATACCTATTTGATTGATAAGAGATGTGATTACTGGTGTAGGTAATGTTGATAGTTGTTGCATTGTATCTTTAGATAGACCTTTAACTTTCTTTAGATTCTTTTTCCAAGTAGATATTGCAGTCATATCTTTGTTCTTTTCATTCATCTCTGGAACACAATCTGGTACCATTTTCTTACCTTTCTTCTTCATACCAACTTGTTTATAACCATCCCAACATGCTTCTTTTTCTAGTCTTTTGCCATCTTTATCATACTTACCTGATTTTTTCTTTGCGATAGCAATTGCGGCTTGTTGTGCAGGTGATACTGCCTCACCATACATTTGTTTGAACTTATCTGTATGTTTAGATGGTTTAGTTTTCTTTAGTTTGCCGTCTTTGTCTCTATCACCTGGTGCTTCTTTGTATGCATTAGGGTTGTCATCAGACATACTTGCACCCTTTTTAAAGTGTGCATCTCTGGCGTCTTTCTTATCTTTCTTTACACCTGAATAGTATTTCTTAGGTTGAGTTCCCTTTTTGTCATCGACATCTGGGTCTTGTGCGACTCTTCTAAGTTTTTCTAATATGTTATCTAACTGACTCATAATACTATTTATACTTTTTTGTAAGTAATTGTCTTTGTCTCCATAAAGAAGAAGGTTTGTTATTAGGGAAAGATGTAGACCATGTCATAAGTTTACTAAACAATGAGTTTGTTTTCTTTTGTAGTGTTGACAAATCATCATCATTTGTGACTTGAACAAAGTCTTTTTTGAATATCTTCTTCATGATATCAATATTCTTTTGTGACCTATCCCAATCTTTCTTAACTATTTCAGGTGGTAATTTTCTAGCACGCATTGAGTTTCTTTTTTGTGCGTTATCTAATGATGCACTTACATACACCATCTTAGATTCATACCCCAATCTATCTAACATACCTTTGTAGAATTTAATCTTACTTGAATCTGCACTTGTAGTATCGAAAACAAGACCTAGTCTGCCATCAATGTATCTGTCCATCATTCTAGTAGTTTGTCTTTTTGCTTTCTTTCTGATTGGGTCTCTGATTTCAGCAGGCACAGTTTTTAAATCTAGAGTTTGACCTGCCTTTTTTAAACCTGTTTCAAATGATTTATCTGTATTGACTATCTTCAAACCTAATGCCTTGAATGATAATTTATTTACTACAGTTGATTTACCAGAACCTGGACCACCCATTAAGAATACTGCCTTGAAAATGCCTGGGTCATATACACCCTCTTGAATTAAATCTTCTTGCATGTAAAGTGGTAGGTGTGTATCTTCGTTGATACCCATACCCTTACGCACATCTTTGTATAGTTTGTCTGCGAACTGTTTATTTGCCACACCTTGTTTGAATGTGTCGAAGTCTCCTTGTTCAGCGGCAGCTCTCATTTTACTTGCACTCATTCCTGATACATCATCTGCATCGGGGTCTCTCTCACCTGCACTGACTATCTGTATCTCATCGAACTTATAGAAACCATGTCTTGCCTTTGTGCCATTGTATTTCTTTAGTAATGCATCGAACTCTCTGATTCTATCTGAACCTGCAACCATATAGATACTTCTATACCCTTGACTGTATAATGCGTTTGCAATTTCAAATACAGTTCTTGCACTGACATCTGGCACTTTGACTTTCTTACCAAAGAACTTTCTTAGATAGTTTACTTTCTGTTTGTGATTGAGTGGATTCTTTTTCTTATCGTTTGAATGTGATGTAAATACCATTGCATCACCACCAACTTTCTTTGCAAGTCTATTCAATACATCAACTAGTTTTGCGTGTCCTGTTGTCGGTGGATTGAAACGACCAAATGCAAACACTACTGGTCTGTTCTTTGCTTCTGATATAAATCTTTTTAGTGTTTTCATTATTTGTCCCAATTCTTGGCGACTGTAAAGTTATTTAGTGAGAACTCCATTCGGTCTACTAACTTCACTGCCTTGCCATCGTTATCAATTGCAACATATCCTTCTGGATTTACTGTCTTCAATCCATTAGAGTCTCTTACAAATGTTCCTATTGATTTTGCTTTGTTTAGTCCTTTTATTATTATATCTTTACCATCAACTAGATTAGTTTGAAATATAGTCAATGCATTGATGAACACCTTTAAACCTAATAGTTCTCTTCTGAGTTGTTCACCCATTTGTCTTTTTTGTTCTTTTGTTTTTTCCATTTTGACTTTTGCAACTACTTTGTTTTTCCAATAGTCATCAAAATGTTTTATGTAATCTGCATAAGAGAGTTTGAATTTACCCTTTCTTATCTGAGTATTCATATATGTTTTGTATGTTGCACCTGCACCTTTCTTCGCAATGGTGTCTTGAACTTTCATAAACTTTATCAATGCAGGTCTTTTGATTTGTCTAAATGCTTTACCTGTTGTTGATAATGCCTTTGACAATGCAACTGATTCTTTTGCTGTGAGTGTAGAATTACCTGATACATCTTTGTATGTTGCATCATCAATCCATACATCTCTAGAATTACCTAGTGTTGATATGTCTGCACCAAATGATGCACTAAGGTCTTCTATTGAACCACCAGTGTATGTGGTGTGAAATACTATACCATATTTTGCGTTTGCAATCTTCTCACCTAAGTCTGATTTGATATCAACTGCATACATTATGGTGTTTGGTTGAAATGTGACACAATCTACATCATCTATCTTTTGCATCTTCTTGTCTGAGTCTGTAAACATCAAATCACCTTGCAGTATCTTGTTCCAAGATAGTTTAGATAGATGTCTGAATGATTCTAAGAACTTAGTTTCTAAGTCGCCAGACAACTCAGGAGCGTCTTTAATCGCCTGTTCTGAGGTGTAATGTAGTTGTGCTTTAGTGAATAGTGATTTCTTTGCGACAAAGAACTGACCTGTCTCTGGATGTTTTCCTGCCCATATTGCAGGTGCACCATCCCATTTTACAGTCATGTTTACACCACGAGATGAATTGCCTTTCATCATGTCTCGAAGTGATTGTAGGAAGTTTATAGATGCACGACCACCATCAATACCATTGTTGATGATTTCGTCTTCTAAATGCTCTAGATGTAGATTTTTCACTGCCATAGTAGTATCACTTTTTGTTCGTGTAATTAGTTGCTATGCAACACTACTATTTATATATCTACGGTGCTGATGCCTCGATAGTTGCCAGGTCTTCTAAAGAATGTAAACCTGATGGGTCTTCTCCATTATCTACGATTGCTTGATAATGAGTTTGTTTCTTGGTAAGATATGTTATAAAGTCTGAAAGTAAACCTTTTTCTGTATTCTTAGTAGTTGTTGTAGCATTTGTTATACTAGTCCAAATATCAAACATAGTGCCAGAAGTTGCTGATGAATTTGCACTTCTCCAATCTGCAGCCATTTGGTCTAAACCACCTGTGCCAGTCCACTCGTGAACTAAAGATACACCATCTCTGGCATATTGAGTGTAAGCAGGAACACCACCATCAAGATATATCTTAATGTTTAATGATTTTGTTCCTTCAATACAATCGTATTCGTATTGTGCTCTCTCTAATTTTGCGTTAATATCTGTTAGTTGGTCTGCGTATACACCCATAGTATCTCCTAAGATTTATAATACTATTTAGTTTTTTGATAGCGGTCTGGAGTGCAGTTTTTCATCTATTTGTTCAATTTTTAATGAAACAACTTCTGCTTTCTTATCTTCGCCATTTGATTTCATAGTTTTAAGTTCTCTTTTGAGTTGAACTTTCTTCTGAATCATACCGATAACTTCATCGGGTTTAAAGTTCTTATTCATAATCTTTTATTTATTGCACACCTCTTATGCCATATCTTCCATTGTTCTGAATTTTTTATCTGACTCTTCATGAGGTAAGTCTACAAACTCAAAACTCACATTTCTTGGTTCTAAGAAAAACTCTATTGTATCACTATCTCTTTTACCTCTATTAGCATGCCAACTTCTCAAATAACTAGGAGCTGGATGTCTAACTAAAGTGATAACACTTTTGATATCATCGGTCATATCTTCTTTGATACTATGTAAAAGACCTGTTATGTTTACCATACCACTTGATACAGTGTAAACTAGAGTGTCTCCTGTTTTCATCATGTTTTTAATTTTATCTTGTAATTGTTTTTTTCTAGAAGGACTTTCCCAATCAATGAGTGTTTTACCAGACATGTTTAAGATGTTTTCTGCTATTCTTTTATCTGCTTGTTTCATGAGAAGTTTTGCTTTTCTTTTAGGCACTTTCAAACCAACTAATAGGTCTTGCATCTCATCTGACATTGCATCTAAATCATTCTCTGTATTTTCTGTCATGATATACTTTATCAAAGTTTCATCTTCATTTGTTTTTGGGTCAATAACACTATCTGGCGCATTTAACATGTTCGCCAAGTATGCAATCTCAGAAGTGGTAAAATCAGCATAATCTTCAGCAGGTATTCTTACTGTTGGCAAATCAACACCATGTTTTGAATCATTTGTAGCCTGAGTTGAGTGATTACCACCAATACCGTGAGAACCATCAAAACCATACTCATCAGTATCTTCTTCGTAAAAATCATCAAGCATAACTGCCAGCAATTCAAGTGATTGTGTATCTCCGTGGGCATCATCAATTGCACCTTGAATATCTAATTTATGGTCTCTATCAGTTTCAACTCTTGCTTGTTCGAAAATACTTTTTAATAATTGTTCAGCATCTGTCATTTCTGGAGTATAATAACCATTTTTGATTTTCTCAAATAACTGGCGAACTTTCTCTTTATCTGTTCCTTTATTGATAGGTGAACCGTTAGATTGATTAAAATACTCAGGATTATTTTTGGCATCTACCTCAGACAACATTTTGTATTCTTTGTTTCTCATATTGTGATAACTGCCATATGCAAGAACTTCAAATAGAAATTCTTCATTTGGGTCTCTAAGCAATTTATTGAACTCTTCGTTTTTTGAACTGTGATTGTATCTATCATTAAGTTTACCTTTATGAATACCTAGATACTTTCTACCTGTTTCAACATGAGTATATCTGTAAAGATATGACTCATAAGAACCTGTTGTTCCTTTTATTTTTGTTTTAATTTTTGCCATTAAAAGTCTCCTTCTGCGACTTGAACTACAGTAAAACCTTTATCTCTCCACATGTCGACAACTTTCTGCCTATCATCGAAGATTAAATCAATCTTACCACCCATATCAATGAAC